ATCATGCCTAGTCTCGTGGGCTCGGAGATGTGTATAAGAGACAGTAGCAAAGGCTAGCCGATGTCCTGGGTATGACAAAAACTGCCTGTACATGGATGGATAAGCTAAATGGTAAAGCAACCAGTATGTGACTGGCGTTCGGTTGGTTCGATTCCAACTCCATCCGCCATAATTAACTACGAGGGATATATGAAAGAGAAGCTGACATCAATCACCTGTCATGACAGTAAATGCATGAACAATAGCAAGGGTAAATGCATTGCTAATGAAATCGTGATAGGAATGCGAGGGAAATGTAAATCGTTTTCTGACACAAGAAGCATCATGTTTAACAATGGAGTTGATTTAAGTTCTCAATAAATGGCATATATCTCCGTGGATATACAACAAAAACAAGATAATATTCTCAACAAGCACTATCTAACTACAGGTGGTGCTTTTTTCGTGCGTTGAAAGGTGGTGTGAAAGCATGGCAAGAAAGAAACATCCTGGCGGTAGACCAACTGTTATGACGGATGACACATTAGAAAAACTAGAATACGCATTTTCAAGAGGTTTAAATCTAACCGAAAGTTGTCTATATGCTGACATTTCACTAAAGACCTTTTACAACTACACGAAGAAACACGAAGAGTTTTTACAAAGACTTGAGCTTCTTAAAGGGAATATGCGAATGCGAGCCAAATTAAACCTTGCTGACAAGCTAGACGAGGGTGATGATTACAACTCTCGCTGGTACTTGGAAAAGACCTCTGATGAGTTTAACCCTAAGTCTAAGCAAGAGGTAACAGGTAAAGATGGCGGAGCAATCAACATAGCATTTAGGTGGGAAGATGAGTAGCGAAACTATAACAATCCCATACAAGCCACGCCCCATATGGAAGAACGAAATCCACAAAGGGGTAGAGGTACATCGGTTCTCTGTCATCGTAGCCCATCGGCGTTTTGGCAAAACCGTTGGCAGTGTTAATCACATTATCAAGATGGCGTTGATGTGTTCGCTGCCTAGCCCTCAATATGCGTATATCGCTCCGTTCCGAGTGCAGGCTAAGCAGATTGCGTGGGCGTATCTAAAGTACTACACATCAGTGATACCTAATCGGATTGTTAATGAATCGGAGCTATATGTTGAGCTACCTACATTACATAAGAATCGGCAAGGGGCAAGGATATATGTAAAGGGTGCGGATAACCCTGATAGCTTGCGTGGTGCTTATTGGGACGGAGTGATACTTGATGAATACGCACAGTTTAGACCTGAAGTGTGGAATGAAGTTATTCGTCCGTCTCTATCGGATCGTAACGGCTGGGCTATATTTATTGGCACACCGAAAGGACAGAATGCGTTTTACGAAATGTACCAAAGAGGGGTAAGCGAACCTGATTGGTATACCTGTAAGTTCACAGTATCAGAATCTAAGTTGATACCTGATGATGAAATTGCTGACATGAAAGCATCAATGAGTGAGGATGCGATACGGCAAGAGTTGTATTGTGACTTCACCGCATCAGCATTCAATGTGTTGATTCCGATTGACCTAATCAGCGATGGTAGATCAACAGTGATAAAGCCTAATGATATGTTAGAAGCTCCTGTTGTGTTGGGTGTCGATGTGGCTCGGTTTGGTAGCGATAGGTCGGTAATCGTGAGACGGCAAGGGTTATCAATGCACAAGCCGTTGGTATTCAGTGGGGTTGATAATATGCGACTGGCTGACATCATTGCTCGTGAGATAAACGAGCATAAGCCTGATGCGGTATTCATAGATGCTGGTCGAGGTGAAGGCGTTATCGATAGATTAAGGCAACTCGGCTATAGAGTGTCTGAGATACCATTCGGCGGCAAGGCACTTAAGGATAGCAAGTACACTAACCGAAGAGCTGAGATGTGGGATAGCATGGCTCAATGGCTAAGAGGTGGTGGCTCATTACCTGATGATGAAGAGCTATGCGCTGAACTCGCTATGCCTGAATATGGATACGATGCTAAAGGCAGAATCCTGCTAGAAGCAAAAGACAAAATGAAAGAACGATGCGGTCGCTCCCCTGACTTGGCGGATGCGGCGGCACTTACATTCGCAACGCCTGTGCGAAAGCACATTGGTGTGAGTGCCACAAATAGGAAGCTGGTAGCCAATACGGACTATCAGCCTTTTTAGTATTTATAGGGGAAAGGAGAGTGCCTAATGAGTAAAGGTTTATTCGGTGGTGCATCTGCACCTGCTGCTATTAAAGTACCTGACCCAACACCTACGGCAGTAGCTGATAGCGGTCAAACAGGTGATAGCCTTGCTGCAGGACAAAAGAAGAAGAAACGAGGATTTGATTCCACTGTTTCTGATGCAACTATCTTGGGTAATGCAGGGCAAGACACTAAACGGACATTAGGGTAACGGATATGGCTAGCACGATTTTGGGAAAGTCAAAGAAGACTGACAAAAAGGAAAAGCCTGTTGCTCGTGATTATGTTAAGTTGCGGCAACGATTCAGTTCACTAATGCAAAAGCGGCAACGATACGAGAAGGTGTGGAAAGACATCAAGCAGTATGAGTTGCCACATATCGGCATATTCGATGATGAGGAAGACTTATCTAAGAATAAGACTGGTAAAATCTATAACTCTACAACTTGGGAAGCCTGCCAAGTATTTGCGGCAGGGGTCATGAGTGGATTGACACCGCCAAGCCGTCAATGGTTCAACCTGACAATGGATAATGCACAAATGGCTGCTAATAGTGATGTAGCTAAGGTATTGGATGAACGGCAACAGATACTACAAGCAGTATTGGCCAAGTCCAACTTCTACACCACTGCATTTAGTTGCTATACGGAGCTACCATATGGACAAGCACCAATGGGGATTTTTACAGATCCTAAGTATGGTGTCCGCTATGTTCCATACACAGTCGGTACATATGCTCTTGAGGCAGGTGCAAATGGTGAGATTAGTACATTTGCACGGCGGTTTAGAATGACCGCATCTCAATTGGTAGAGCAGTTTGGCACTGACAATTGTCCATTGAATGTACTTAACGCATTCAAGTCTAGTAGCAGCTACAATCAGACCTTCATTGTTAATTGGTTGGTTGAGCCTAACAGTGAACGGACTATTGGTGAAATTGGTCGCTCTAATATGCCTTATCGCTCAGTCTACTGGGTAGAAGGGCAAGAGACTGATAGAGCCTTGTATGATGGTGGATTTGAAGAGTTCCCAGTCCCTGTGGCTCGCTACACTGTGGTGGGTCATGAAGCCTATGGCAAGGGTGCTGCATGGTTTGCATTGGATGATGCAAGGATGTTACAAAAGCTTGAATATGACCACCTTATGGCCATTGAGTTGGGTGTTAAACCACCTATGCAAGCACCAAGTGGCATCATGGGTCAGGTTAACCTCTTTCCTGGTGGCATCACTGAGAGCGACACAGGTGAAATGGTTAAGCCTTTATTCGATGTACGGCTTGATACTGCATCGCTCATGAATAAGATTCGTGAAACAGAAGACCGCATCAAGCGATTCTATTCGGCGGATTTGTTTATGATGATTGACCAAATTGAAGGTGGTCAAATGACTGCTAGAGAGGTCATGGAGCGGTCTCAAGAAAAGCTACAACAATTAGGGCCTGTGGTCGAACGATTGTTATCTGAGTGGTTAAATCCAATCATCGAACGCACCTACAACATCTTGGATAGGGCAGGGATATTCCCTGAGTTACCTGAAGAATTGGCTCAAGAACTAGCTGATGCGGATGTCAAGATTGAGTACATCAGTCCATTGGCTCAAGCACAAAAAATGAGTTCGCTCACGAACATCGAACAGTTGCTTGGATTCGTGGCTAATGCAGCACAGTTTGACCAATCTATCTTAGGTAAGCTAGACCTTGTACAAGCAGTTAACATCTATGCTAGTAGCTTAGGCGCGCCAGCTCCTATGCTGAAATCTGATGAAGAGTTCCAACAAGCTTTGCAAGCTCAACAACAAGCTCAGCAACAAGCACAGGAACAACAACAGGCTATGCAAATGGCACAAGCAGCACCTCAAATGGCACAAGCTGCTAAGGTGGCTACAGAGGCGGCTAATGATGGCAATCCTGCATTACAAGAATGGTTAGGTATGTAGATGACAAAAGCGAATGTAACGGCTGAACAGAACACAAATAACGCACTCATGCGATACAAGCAACGAGAAAAGGACGAACAATCGATTAGGGCTATCATGGCCACGGAGACTGGTCGGTGGTTTATCACACGGCTACTCGATGCGACAGGCATCAATGCCAAGTCCTTTACTGGCAATAGCGAAACATTCTACCGAGAAGGCAAGAGGGCTATTGGTATCCATGTATTGCGTCAAATTGAAAGCTTAGGACTTGATGGCCTCAAGCTGAAACAACAGGCTGAAATGGAATATGCCAATCAACAGATTGAATGGCTGACACTAATTAATCAAAAGAAGGATGAACAATAATGGCAGAAGATACTTTGCTGGGCGGTCAACTTGACACTGATTCCGCTCAAGATGGTAACCAACCTGAAGTTGAACAACAAAGCACTAGCGACACTACGGAAACGGAAGAAACTGCTAGCACACCTGCACCAACTGTGCCTGAACAGTATGACTTCTCTGAAGCCGTTGGTGATCAGTTAGATGCTGAAACGGCAGCAAGCTTTTCTGATGTATTGAAATCTGTAGGAGCAACGCAAGAACAAGCCTCTGCGATTGCTAAATATGGTGTTGGTTATGCACAACAGATTGCTAACCAAGCCGTTCAATACCAAGAAGAGCAAGCGGCTAGACAATCTCAAGAATGGGCTGAAACCACACGGAAGGAGCTAGGCGCATCGTTTGATGATACTATCGCTCAATGTGGAACGGCAGTGGAATACCTAGAACGAGTTGTTCCTAATATTCGTGAGATTCTCAATGAAAACGGATTGGGTAACCGAGTAGAAGTAGTTCGTGCCTTTGCTAAAATCGGACAATTGGTTTCCGAGGATAGAGGGCATGACACAAATGGCTTAGGCAGCGCACAAACGGCTGCTGACATTCTTTATGGTGGTAACAAATAATAAGGAGAAATTGAACAATGGGAATTATTGCAGAACAACGCCCTACACTTATGGATGTGGCATCTCGAACAGAGGACAACAAGATTGGCGCTATTGCTGAATTGTTGACAGAAAACAATGAAATCTTAACAGATATGGTTATGAAAGAAGGTAACCTTCCTACTGGTAACAAGACAACTGTACGGACTGGTTTGCCTCAAGCAACATGGCGTTTGCTTAACTATGGTGTACAACCTTCTAAATCCAAGACGGCCCAAATTACTGATACTTGCGGTATGTTGGAAGCTTATGCAGAAGTGGATAAAGCATTGGCTGACCTTAACGGCAACACTTCTTCCTTCCGCTTGTCTGAAGATATGGCATTCTTGGAAGCAATGAACCAAGAAATGGCTAAGACTTTGTTCTACGGCGATACTTCCGTAGACCCTGAAAAGTTCGTAGGCCTCGCACCTCGTTACAACACATTGAATGCTAAGAAAGCAGAAACGGCTAAGAATGTGTTGGATGCAAAAGGTACTGCTAACCTTACATCTATCTACCTCGTTGTATGGGGTGCTAACACAGTACACGGCATCTTCCCTAAAGGGTCTACTGCTGGCTTGAAACATGACGATAAAGGCCAAGTAACTATTCAAGATGCTAATGGTGGTAACTATGAAGGCTACCGCACTCACTACAAATGGGATTTGGGTCTCACAGTTCGTGACTGGCGTTATGTAGTTCGTATCGCTAACATCGATGTGAACGCATTGACCAAGGATGCTTCCGCAGGTGCTGACCTCATCGACTTGATGACGACCGCTGAAGAACTTATCCCTAACCTTAACGCAGGCCGTGCTTGTTGGTACATGAACCGCCAAGTTCGCACATTCTTGCGTAAGCAAAAGAACAACGCACACAAATACCAAATCACTGAAGGCAACGAAGGTGGTAAGATTACAACCGAATTTGACGGCATTCCTGTACGCCGTGTAGATGCTCTCATTAACACTGAAGCACAAGTTCGATAGTAATCGATTGTAAGACTATACCCACTCCCTTAATTTGGGGGTGGGGTTATTACTAAAAAGGAGAAACAATATGATCTTGGATAAAGAGAATGCATTTTTTTATAAATCTGATTTGGCTAAAGGCACAATTGGTGATGTAGTATCTGTTGGCGGTGATGCATACGAACAATGCTTCATCGTAGGTAATGTAGCCAAAGCATTGTCTGCGGCTGCAACAGTAACACTTACTACTTCTGATACGGCTGACATGGCTTCCCCTGTAACATTGGGCACATACACATTGGCAGCTGCAGCAGGGTCTGTGTTCGCAGCTCGCATTCCATTTGGCGTAAAGAAATACTTGCAAGCTAAAATCACTGGTGCTACTAGCGGTACTTGCACAGTAGCAGTAGCAATGGATGTTGCTATTTCTCGCTAGGGGGTAATTATGGAATATATTGCATTGTGCGATTCCTATGGGTTTGCAGGTGGCTATGTTAAAGAAGGCGAAACTGTAACCATTACGGATAAGCAAAAGAAAGAATATGATCCTAAATACTTCGAAGCATTGTTTGCACCTATTGGTGGAGTAGAAGAACCTGCTCCTGCGGAAGTAAATGATGCTCCTGTAGAAGAACCTACAGTAAGTGAATAACAGAATAGGGGCGGTGAAAACTGCCCCTTATTTTTATTTGTGAGGCGACAAGATGACTAAAACAGACATTTGCAACTTGGCACTTTCCTATATAGGGCAAGGCATGATTGCATCAATTGAAGCTAACAACGAATCTGCTCGCCAGTGTAGATTGCATTATGACAACACTCGAAAGCTATTGCTGAGACAGTATGAATGGTCTTTTGCCAGGAAGCATGAACCATTGGCTTTGGTGAACACTGAAATCAATGGGTATAAATATATTTACCTGTATCCTGAAAAGTGCCTTAAGATGCTTGCTATCTTGGATAACCACAACGCCTTTGATGCATTCCGTCAAAAGGAGTTTGAAGTATTCAATATGGACAACAATACCAAGGTAATTGCCTCTAATGTGGAGTTGGCATACATCGACTATGTGTATGACATTACAGACTGTGACATCTTCGACAGCTTGTTCCTGGAAGCCTTGGCAAGAAAGCTTGCGTCCAATTTAGCAGTACCATTGTTAGGCAATGAATCTACTGCAGATAGGAACTACAAAATGTACCAGGCAGCATTAGAAGAAGCAAAATCATTGACTGCTAAAGAACGCAAGGCACAAGTAGAGTATCCTAGTCTGTATGCATCTGTACGAGGTGGCGACTAATGGCACTGACACCTTTATTTACAATTCAACCAGCCTTTACTAGCGGAGAAATCTCTGATGAGGTTAATAGCCGTGTTGACCTTGACCAATATAAATCGGCGTTGCTATTGGCTCAAAATGCGGTTATTCGCCCTTTCGGCTCTGTGTGTAAAAGACAGGGATCTCGATATATAGCTGATGCAAAGTATCACGATAAACCGATTAGGCTAGAAGAATTCACCGCATCAGGCAATATATCATTCTTGCTTGAGTTCGGTGTTAAATACTTCCGTGTATACCAAATGGGCAAACTCCTTGCTGAAGTGAATACAGTGTTTGATGAGGGTGACATCCCTAACCTTCACTTTAACCAATCGGCAGACACCATGTTCATCTGTAGTGGCGAAAAACCAGTGCAAGCCTTGCAACGGATTACAGATACTCAATGGACAATCCGTGAGTATGCACTCAACCCTATGCCGTTTGATGACATCAATACCGACAAAGGCAGTAAGCTCAAGGTGTCTAATAACAAGCTGACTGCTAGTGTTGATATGTTCACTGAGGAAATGGTGGGAGACCAATTCAAAGTCTTACATACAATTCCAATGCAGAGCTTTACCGCATCAGGGCAGACCTATGAACGGCATATTGATGTGGCGGATTATGAGGTCGAAGATGGCAAGGTATCCTGGTCGATTACCACACACGGAACATGGACTGGGTCTGTAACCATTCAGACATCGGAAGATGGTGGCAATACTTGGCTTGATTACAAAATCTATAAATCTAAGAATGATACGAATGTAACGGATAGCGGTACATTTATCAATACATATACAACTAGTCGAGTAGTTACCCACATTGAGAGTGGTAATAATACATTCGAGTATAAGATACATTCACACACTGGCTTTGGTATCGTCCGCATCAAAAAGGTGTTATCCCCTAGAGAAGCGGAAGTAGATTATATCTTGAAACCTGCCAAGGATACTGATACATATCTGTGGAACAGAGGATCATACGGCAAGTCTCATGGCTACCCTAAGATGTCTGTATTCTTCCAAGACCGCCTAGTATTCGCTAATACTAAGAAAGGGTCTAACAAGATATGGATGAGCCGTACAGGCGACTATCCTAACTTCGGAATTGAAAAGGCATCAGGAACATTGACTGATGATAGTGCTATTACCTTGAGCATCATCAATCGTAAGCTCTTTAGTGTTAGACACTTAGTGCCAGCGACTGACCTTATCATCCTGACAGATGGTAATGAGTGGATTATCAGCGGTGGCAGAACAGTAACTCCGAATGATATATCGCCTCGGATTCAAACCCAATTCGGTGCAGCACAGGCACAACCTGAATACATTGGCAATCGGTGTGTGTTTGTAACTGATAGAGGTAATAATGTCCGTGATATGGCTTATGACTACACACGAGATGGCTATTCAGGCAATGACTTATCTATCTTGGCCAAAGACACATTAAGAGATGTGAAGCTACTGAAATCCACTTATGTACAGAACCCTGATAGCATTATCTGCTATGTGGGTGATGATGGCGTCTTGCGGTGTATGACATACATTGCAGAAGAACGAGTGAATGGGTGGTCTCGCTACATGACCGATGGTAAGTTTATCGATTGTGAAGCGGTGGCAGAGCATGAGAATGATGCCTTATATGTTGTAGTAGAGCGGACTATTGGTGGTGCTGCCAAGCGGTACATTGAAAAGCTAGAGGCACTCACTACCTATAAGGTTGGCGACAATTTCTTCTTAGACTCCTTTGTCCATGAATCACATGACGAAAATGTATCTAGTATTCGTGCTAATCACTTAATTGGTAAAGAAGTAACAATTGTGGTGGATGGCGTTGTCCACCCTAAGCAAGTAGTTCCTAGCAGTGGCGTTGTCGAGTTAACCACCACAGGTAAAGACATCCTTGTAGGCCTTGATTTCGAGTTCAGAATCGAACAACCGACCTTTGAGATGCAACTCAATGACGGCACGATTCAGGGGCGGTTTATGCGTCTCAATGGAGCGATACTTCGATTGGTTAACTCTAAGGGCGGTCAATGCGGTCATAACTTTGAAACTATGGATGACATAGAAACTATGGATGAAGATGGCTATTACACTGGTGACTACGATGTCACATTCCCTCAAGGAAGCAATGGGTTCAACGAACAGTGTCATGTATGTATTAGACACAATGAGCCGTATCCATTCAACTTAAAAGCAATTATCCGCAATCTTAGCTATGGTGGTGGTAGACATGAAAACATTAATCGAGGCGTATAGCCCTACGAAACATGATAATGATATTGAATGGCTATCGCATAATCTAAGGGATATGGACTTACTGGAACTGAGAGAGAAAGGCAAGTGGGATGGGTACAACCAACTACAAGATGCCTTCTCTCAACCAGGCTATAAAAACTACTGCGTATACCTAGAAAGTGGGGAAATGCTCGGCGTGTTTGGCATATCTGAGCGACCACTATATATGGATATGCACTGCATATGGTTCATGGGATCTACCATACTGGAACACAACTTTGCAGCAAAGAGGGCTTTTATTCAAGGCTCTAAGCAGATATTACAACAGTGGGTAAAAGAATATGGGCGATTGTTTAACTACGCACACAGAGCGAATAAGCTAATCGTGGCGTGGTTACAATCGGTTGGTGCAGCCTTTTATGACACGGAAGATAAAGATTACAAACTATTTATTATAGATTGAAAGGGGGATGCTTATGTGTATGCCAGTAGCAATGGCACTCACTGGTGTATCAACACTCATGGGCATACAGTCCGCTCGGCAACAGGCTAATGCACAAGCCGCTATGTATAATCAACAGGCAGCGGTAGCAGAGCAAAATGCTCGTATCAGTGCGGCTAAACAAAATCAAATTAATGACCAGTACCTTCAAGATAAGCAACGCATGGATGACAAGATGCGGTTGGTGGCAGGTCAGAATGCAGCTGAAGCAGGGTCTAGCAATTTAACAATGAGTGGAACGCCGCTTCAATCGTTGGGTGCTTCCTATGATGCATACAACCAAGATGTGAACACTTGGGATGCTAACAAGAACAATGCGATTTGGAACGAAAAGGTTAATGAAATCAACTACCTTAACCAAGCTAATTCCGCTCGTAGTGCAGCGGCGAATGCTAAGCAACAAGGCAATATGTCTGCTTTGGCCACATTGATTGGCGGAGCTTCTTCTATGTATTCCTTGAAGCAACAATATGGGAGTGCGAAGAAGACTGGAACGCAAGGCTTTACTCGCTCTACAATTGATGGACAAATTCGCACTGATGCGGTCGACCCTACAAAGGTGGATAACATCAGAGTGGTTAAATATAACAAGACTAAATAACAGGGGGATGACAAGTGAAATTACAAAGTTATAACCCAAATGAAAAGCTAAACACCATCAATGCTCAGGTGGCTAACACTGGTAGCGCTGAGGCGTATGGTGCTGATACAAGTGGTAATAGTGCATTGCAGAATGCGTTGAATAGAGCTGCTGACACCTGGCTTGCTATTGATAAACAGAATGACCAAGTTAAAGCTATTCAAGCTAACAATGACATCATTAGGTATAGTAACGATCTGTTGCACAATACGGAAACAGGGTTAATGAATCAAAAGGGTATGAATGCTCAAACGATTCTACCTAGCTATACAGATGCAATGGAAAAGAAACGCCAAGAAGTCCTCGCTCAATATAACTTTAAAACAAGAGATTCTATCAATGCTTTTGGCAAAATGGTTGATAACACTCTGACAGATAATATTGACATGATTGACAGGTATCAGCGGTCTCAATACGAGGATTCCATTCAAACGGCTAACAATAATACTTTGGAGTTGCTATCCAATAACTTACAACTGGCCGATAATTTTGACTCTCAACAAAAGACATTGGATTTAATGGGTTCTCATGTCGAGGCCACTGGGAAAATGCTTGGACAGGATGATGCACAGATTCAAGCCGCTAAGGGTAAGCTATACAACAGTCAGGCTGAAGCGTTGCTTAATCAATCTCAGATGGAAAACAACCTCGATAAGATGGATAAGTTCTTGCAATATTTTACTGGGAAAGCGGATGAAGGAATTCTCACTAAATACCGCAATGCCAGCAAGAAGATGAATGAAGCCAAGTGGGGCAACAACACAGAGCAGTTTGAATACATTTATAAGATAAACAGGGATAATCCTGAACAAGGGGCTAAGATGGCTGCTGAGGCTGCAAGAGCTAGGGCCGCAGAACAAGGTTCTAGCGGTGTTTCTGTCGCCAATCAAAACCTTTGGAATGTCGCACAAATCCTGCAACGGAAATACAACATTGACTCAAATCTTGTGTACGAACAAATGATGCACGAGACAGGTGGTGGCACATCTGAACTCGCTAAGTATCACAATTACGGCGGACTAAAAACATCCAGTGACACAGGATTGAATGTTCCTGCGGATGAGTTAGAAGGAAGCGGCGGCTTGAATTGGTACGCATCTTTTCAATCTGATGAAGAGTATGCAGATGCAATAGCAAAGACCCTTGTTGCTGACAACTTACAAGGCGTTCACGATAGACATACTTATGCCCAAAAGTTGAAAGACAGTGGATATTATACAGATAGTGTTGAGAATTATGAAAACGGGATGGCATCATTCGCACCTAAGAAAAAATCTTTCACAGAAGATGAACTCAACAATGTGTACAAGGATGCATATAACAACTTCCTGTCATTTGCATCACAAAAGCGCCAAATGGAAGGCGTTGCAGCACAAGCTCGGATTAACACATTAAAGACTGCAGTTAACGATGCCATTATGAAAGGTGACTATTCAACTGCCACATCGCTGATCAGTAGTGCAGAGGCGGCCGCTCAGACACCTGAAGAAAAAGCAACTATATCTGCAATGGGTGTTAGTGCTAATGCTGCTTTGCAAAAGCAAGTTGCTGAAACACAGAAGCTGACACCTATGGAAGAATATTCTCTTAAAGAATATGCAAGAGACCATAGCATGGCAGATGTACTGAATAAAGTTCAAGATATGGGTAAAACACCTAGTGAATCGTTTATGGTACAAGTTGCCGAAATTCAAGATAAGCGAGGGACTATAGCAAGCACTGATTACAGTGGCGTAGGTGGTGCGTTTTCAGGCTTAAAAGGGGCTGCCCTTGATGGTGCAAAATATGAATATGCAATTAGGGTTTCTAAAGCGCAACAAGAAGGGTATGTATCCGATTATCAAAAACAAGAAATTGCTAATGATGTTGCGGTAGAACATAGTGCAAAAGTAAGTGGTTCAGGCATATTCTTCAATGACGATGTACCTGTAAGTGCTGCGGTAAGTAGAGCGAACAATTGGAATCAGGTTATTACTGATAATGGCGATGGAACAGTTGTTGGCGTACATCCTGATGGCAGTACTGAAGTAATGACTGTATCAGAGTATAAGGATCGCTATAACAGAACTAGTGGATAGGAGATAGTATGGATAGAAGTTTTGAACAAATCCAAGCACAATTTGGTATGACTGGTGCTGACAAGAAAGGGTTGACCCCTTCTAGTTATGTAGCACAGGAAGAAAATAAAGGAACGATTATGCAAGAGGCAGGAGATTCTATCTCTCGTATTGCAGATGAGTTCTCTGCCAACTTGAGCAAGGGTGGTGTCTATGGTGGCTTGATTGCTATCAATGACACACGAAGTAAAGAACAACAACAAGCCGATGCTGCCCAACAATATAAGGACACTATCAACAATGTGACTATGGGGGCAGTAGACAACTTCGTTCCGTCAAACGGCACTAGCATTTGGGATGGGGCGACACAACGATTCTTTGGCAAGTCTGAATCTCAAATCAGAGCTGAAGAGGCGTTGCGAATTGCTAAGCAATTAAACATTGGTGCAGATGTTGTAATGAACACATCAGATGATGGGTTTAGAACCGCTCGGATTGCAGCTGGCCGTGTAACAAGAGGGGAAACTTTAGATGAAGTGCAACAATCCTATCCTGAACTAGCAACTCTAAACTATGCTTCTCAAGCCGATGCAATCAACATTCTATCCAACCTAGAGAATGTCAAGAGAACACGAGGCATTATTGATTCGGTACAACAAAATATATGGTCTATGAATGACCAAATGAAGCTTGGTGAGCTGGGTTCTAAACTTGCGTTTGCTGATGAAAAAGAAAAAGCATCTTTAATCCAACAAATTAATGAAGTGCAAGATAGATTGGATAATTATCGACATGATGATGAATCTAATTTCCTTGGAAGAATCGTTGGTGAAACCGCAGGACAAGGGTATATGATGGGCAAACAAGCCATTGTCGGTGGTGGTATTGGCGGTGCTATCGGCATGGCAGGTGGGGCGTTGCTTGGCGCAGCTATCGGCAGAAACCCAAGCACGGCAGCACAGTTTGGGCTACAGGGGGCTAAGCTTCTTGGACAAGCAGGTATGGCGGAACAAATGGCTGAGATGTCATTTGGGCTTAAGTACATGGAACTCATCAACAAGAAGGATGCGGAAGGTAATCGTATATACTCTGATTCTGAGGCAAGAAATCGTGCAGCTGCATTCGCAACGATTGACACAGGCATTGAATTCTACGCCATGAAGCTTGGTGCTAAGGCAGTTACTAAAGCTACCCCTGCTAGCCGTATGGCAGCACAAGCGCTTACTACAGGTGTTGACACTACAGTGGCCACCATGAATAAAGGCATGGGGGCAGTAGTTGGTCAAGCGATGAAGCGAGGCGTACAAGCAGGTATTCCTGAGCTAGTCGAAGAAGGATTGCAAGATGCCAATGAAAAGATACAACACAACTTGTTTAGGAAAGACAATGACCCTGAAGGCACTTACTCTGTAGGCGACATCGCTAGTGGTGCGTTGGGTGCTATGGCACAAGCAGCACCTTCCGTTATCGGTCTGACTGGTCTAGGTGGTCTAGCTGGTGGGATTCGTGTGGCACATGATCTTAGCAAGTGGAATAATCTAACTGTTGAGCAACAGAACGCAGCGCTACAAGCGGAACAAAATCGTAACGCACAGGCATTGATGGCAAACATCCGTAACGATGCCAAGACAAATAAATTGGCGAAAGATAACCCTGAAGTTTATGGGCAGTTGGTACAAAAGTATGCGCAGAACGCACAAGTACCGACTGCCTATGTTAATGTTCACGAGCTTGTTGAAACTCCTGAAGGGCAAAATGCAATTCGTGAAATGGTAAATGCTGGGATTGTTAGTGATGAAGATGTGGCTAAGTCAATTGAAGCAGAAACTCCAATCGAAGTGCCGTTGGGTCAATTCGCACAAAAGGCAACTAATTTATCTGATAATGCGATGGAAGCTATGAAGGATACTACCTACTACACAGAAGGTGGTCGCTCGATGCAAACAATCGAAAAAGATAAAGAAGCATATGCTCAAGCTCAACAAGATGTCTCCAACGAGTTGAAGAACCATAAGGCAAATGTAAAGCAAGAAATTATTGCCGAGCATTTCCCTGATGCAACCGAATCCCAAAAAGAAGTCTTGAATGAAGTCTTAGATGCTCCTGATGATGTGAAACGGACATACAATGCGGCGGTTTTACAAGCTCAAACTGATTTCCGTGAGAAATATAACAGTGAGTACCAAAATTTCCAAATGGCCAAGAAAAATGGCTTTGATATTTCGCCTGAGAGCGAAGATAGCAATGGTTCTAATGTAACTATAGCCGAGAAAGAACGAATGGGCGTTATAGATTACAATAGACACCTAGAATTGGAAATGGCTAAAAATGACCCTGATGCCACCGAAATTATCAATCAAAAGTACGATAATATGGCAAAAGAAGCCAAATCAATCAGTGAATTGGAATCCATGAGCGACCATATCGATAAAATTACTGATGGCGAAGTGGCTATGCGAATGAATTTCAGCAAAGATGGTTACCAAGTATTCCAAGATGTATACAAGGCATTGAAGCAATCTCCGAATGCAGAGGTAGCTGCGCAAGCTAAACATGGTGCATTGTTATTTGCTTCTCATGCCGATGTGATGGCTAACATTATGCAAAAGGCAGGGAAAAGTGATTTCACCGCTAAGGATTACATGAACCAGTACATCACCATTCAAAAAGGAGAGAAAGGTATTGGTAGTGGATTTGCTCCACCGCTTAATCCTGGCGTTGACCCTAATACAAAGGTAAATATTATTGATATTACAATTCCAGGCAATCATAAAATCAACTTTATGTCACAACAAGAGTTAGTTAAGTATGTACGATCTAATTCAAGTGGAACAGTTATATCCAAGGATAAACTTGCAAGTATAGGGATAAAGGACTATCAAGGTGCTAAACATTTAGCATGGAATTTCACTAAAAGGAATAAAGGTGTTCATCGTGCATCTCTCAATAACTTAAAGTCGCTCATTGAGAATGCCGTGTTAATTGAGAGTACAAAAAACAATAAAAAAGACTTCAATATGCCAATCTCTAAAACACAGAGTCGGAAAAATGAAGTCGAAGTTTACCATAGATTTTACACGCCTGTAATATTTGGTAATTCTATATATGTAGTGAGATTGGTCGGCGAAGAGCGACAAAACAAAATCACAATTAACCCTACTAAAATAGATTTATATAGTGTAGTTATTGAAAATAAAAATAGGAGTATAGGTTACGATCGAACTAGCGATAATAGTGTAACCCATACTCCTTCTACAATCACTATACAAGATATGCTAAAAGGTGTCAATGACTCACAAGGGAATCCGTATTTCCAAAAAGCATATCACGGATCTCCTTATACTTTCTCCGAGTTTAAGCCTGGCAACAATAACGCACATGGATTTGGTGTATATTTTGCAAAAGACAAATCTAAAACGGATAAGTATAAGAATAAGGGTGTCTCTCAAGTTAGAGAACAAACTTTTTCATATGACGGAAAAGAATTGACTGCCGAAGAATCTCATGTTCTTAACCATTACCTAGGTCACTCTTTCTATAAGTTGATGGTCAGTGATAAGGCTGAAGCATCTAAGAAGCTACAAGATGTAGCGACTAGCATAGTCAATAATGCGGATGTTGCGAATGCGAAAGAACAACTAAAGGCATTGAATCGTGTGGTTGAATTTATGGATTCCACTAGCGGTGTAACCACTAAGAAAGTACAAGCCTTCATCAACGAAAACCATATTGATGCTATTGCTGAAACCGCCTTGGCAATCGCTAAACTTAATGCTAAGAATGATGGCAAACGGATTAGTGCAAAATATATTTCAGAGGCTTACCAAGAATTTGTTGATAAAGCACAGTCTAAAATCAACAAAGCCGAAAGTGATGCTAAGCTTCTTGGTAGTATCGATATAGATAAGCTATCTGTTACAGGAGATACCCCTACAACTTATGAAGTAGATGTTCCTGAAGATGACACAATGCTACACGAAAAAGCTCGTGGTGCAGAGCAACCTGAATCCGTCAAAAATGCATTGCAAAAGCTAGGTATCTATAGCGATGATAAAACTGGCCGTGAAATGTATAAGGAACTCTCTGCCAAACTTGGTAGCGATGAATCAGCATCAAACGCATTAAACAAAGAGGGTGTTGATGGTATTTACTACAAAAACCCTATTGATGGTGAAGCATTAGTTGTGTTTGACCCACAAACCATTAAATTGGTGAACCAGTATTACCAAGATAAAAATAATGAAGTTATCCGTGGCATGACATCCATGATGAGCGATGACAAGAAAATCATCGAACTCTTTGACCAAGCAGACTTCTCTACATTCGTTCATGAATCAGGCCATGTGTTCCTCGAAGACCTTCGTATGTTGGCCACCATGGAAGATGCACCTGAACAAGTTGTCAGCGACTGGGAAGAAGTTAAGAAGTGGACAGGGTATCAAGAAGGTGCTGATGCGGATACTAACCGCAACGCACATGAAAAATTCGCTCAAGGATTCGAGGCCTATGTTCGTGATGGTTCTGCTCCTACACAAGCCTTGCAACGAGCATTTAGACAGTTCGCACAATGGCTTGCTCGAATCTATCAAAAGGTCTCTATGCTTGGTGGCAAACCACCTAAAGCAATCCGTGATGTCATGGATCGTATGCTCGCCACAGAGCAAGACATCGAAGCATGGGCAACGGACAGAGAGATTGATAGACTAGAAACCAAGGTAAATATGCGAGAATTGTCTGAGACAGAACAAGCGGCTCTCAACAACAAAGTTGCCAACATCAAAGAACGAGCTAAAGAAAAGGTTCGTGCGGAGTATGTTAAAGAGTTGGAAGAGCGAGAAGTTGTTCCTTGGGATAAGGTGAAAGACAAGGCTCAAGACAAAATAGAACGGCAACTTGTAGAACAGTATCCTATCTATAAAGAACGAATGCGTTACGAGGCATTTGGTGTAGAGGCCTTGGCCAATACAGAGCACCCAACTTTACAATCTCTTGAAGAGGCAGAGGAAACTAAAGGCATTGGCAAGTGGCACGATGTGGTTAATGCTCAATTAGAATCAGCCAAAGAAGCCTACGAGGAATCCAATCGGACTACAGTAGATAATGCAGCATTGGCAGAAGAGTGGCTACTCACTCATCAAGCAGAGCAACGCCTTCGCCTGGCAGAAGCTGAGATGATTAAGGATGACATTCGGAAAGCTAGTGCTAGACACTATAGGGCGTTGGCTAAATTGCAAAAGATTGACACCTCTAAAGGGGACATCGAATTGCAACTCAAGCAAGCATTAGGCGACCTCACAGACAGAGAACGCAATCGTATTGAACGAGAGCTTGGAAAAGAATCTATTGCTGATACGAAGCGGAGTGCCACCGATAAAGAGCATGACAAGATGCAAGCTAAGCTTGATAAAGCTGAACAAGCAAGCTCGAACAAAATCGATAAGTTGGAATCCAAGCATCAAGATACACTTGAAAAAGCAAATGCTAAGCATGAAGCTCAAGTCACTGCACTTAAGAATGTTATATCTAAGCATATGCTACAACTCAGAGATTTGAAGAATATGCACAATGAGACATTATCTGCATCGATGAAAAAAGCTGAGGCTAAGTTATCCAAACTGACAGTCAGCCAAGCAACTAAGTACAAGCGCTTCGTTCGTGAATCTGTTACGGCTGGCAAAAAGGCTGACATAGCTTTCAGTAAAGCCAAACCTTACTTGGCATATTCGCTCAAGCAAGAACAGTTGATGAAGACCTCTATGGCTCGTGTATCCTTTGAAATTAATCAAGAAATTACGAAGGAACGCACCAAGTTGTTGAAGCAATTGCAACGAATTAGTAGTGCCAATAGCACAGTCAAGTTAGATCCTCAATCGAGGTACTGGTATCAACATATGATGTACCAACTCGGCATTTCTACTCGTGATGGTATGATGCCAGCAGATGGTAACTTTGATTTACCTTCCGTGTATGCCGTACTTGATGCGGATGCCTTGTTGTCCGATGGTAGTACAAAAGAGGTTGTACCGCCTTCCGTTGGCATTGTGTGGTTCTCTAAGACGCCTATGGATTACACTCAAATGTCTGTATCCGATTTCAGAGAAGTGGCAGAGGTAATGAATGCCATTTACCACAATAGCCGTACAGAATATCAAGCTTCTACGATTAAGGATGATAAAGGCAATGCTATTTCCGTTAACCAAGCAGCACAAGAACTGGTCGAACAAGCTTCTAAAACGATGGGCGGCATTCCTGACCAAAACCTGTTAGATAAGCTCAATAGTGAAACCTGGAAAGCCAAGACATCTAACTCTGTGTCAGGTAAGTTGTTAGAACTGGCTAAAGCAGAAACTATCTTGAATCGCTTTGACGGCGGTCAAAAGGGCGGTGGTGTATGGTATCGCTACATCTATGAACCTATCAATCGTGCAACGAATGATGCTAAGGAACGCACAGAAATAGCGATGAAGTGGCTATCCTCTGCTATTAGTAATAGTTATAGTAAGAAGGAACTCTTCAACATTCGCAATGTAAAAGGGTATAAGCTTGGTGATGTCTCTAACATGACCAAGGAGCAAGTTATCGCAGCCGCTCTTAACTGGGGGACTGAAGCCAATCGGCAACGAGTTCTTGAAACATTCAATACTACAGAAGTAGAGGTTGAAAAGGCTTTTGCTGATATCTTGAATGACAAGGATTGGAACTTCATTGAATCCACTTGGAATCATATCAACTCTTACTTTGATGAACGAAATCAAGTGCAAGAGCGATTGTATGGTACGCCTATGAAAAAAGAGCAAGGCGTTAAATTCACCATCAACGGCCGTGACATCGAGGGGCAATATTACCCAATCGTGTATGATCCTAAACTGGATAGCAAATCCTCTGACTATGAAATCGAGGACATCATTAAATCTCAAATGAGTTCCAACGCCGTTATGGGTATGGGCTTGAGTGCAACTAAGCAACGGATGGCTACAGTGAAAGGCAAGAAACTCTTGTTATCTCTTGATGTTATCCCTAGTGCTATCACAGAATCCATTAACCATATCGCTATGCGTGAGGCGGTAACGGATGTTAACAAGCTCATCCAACACCACGAGGTTGAAAATGCAATTGTTCAAACCTTGGGCAGAGATGTTCACCAATACTTGAAACAATGGGTTCGTGATAACTGGCAAACTGAAATTAGTAAGACTAGCCGTTGGGATAGAATCCTGTCTACATTGCGTAAGAATTCGACCGCTGCGGTCATGATGTATCGTACTTCTACGGCTGCATTGAATGTGCTTAACGCCATCCCTGCCATGCATAAGATGGGTGCTATCAATGCTTTGTCGGCGGTTAAATCCTTCTACTTTGGTGGCCCATTGGAAAACAGACGATTCGTCATGAGCAAATCTGTATTCCTTCGTGAACGGATTCAAAACCTTGATAAGGATATGAAGAATGGCATGAAGATTGATGGCAAGTCGCCATTCAACACAGGCACTGTAGTGGATTCTGCTGCCTGGAGAACTAGTGAGATGCAAGAGGCCGTTAATCGCTATGGTTACTTCTTTATCACAGAGACTGACCTCATGCTATCCATGCCAATATGGATGCATGAATACGAATCCAAGAAATCCGAGTTAATCGGCAAAGAAGGATATACTCCTGATGAAATTGAAAGCCGTGCCATTGAAGCTGGCGACCGCATGGTTCGCTCTATCTTTGGTAGTGGCGATGTGAAAGACCAAGCTGCTATTCAACGAAAGAATAACTCTCTCATCAACTTGTTCACTCCTTTCTATAGCTATTCCAATACTGTATTCAATGCGTTGCTAGAATCAGGGTGGCTATCTAAAGATAGTGGCAATTGGTGGAAGCTAGCTCATTCCTTCCTCTTTTGGATTCTCTTACAGTCCGTGGCTGAAACATTGCTTCGCTCCTTATGGGACGATGATAAGGATGATGCGGATACGATTACTAAGAAAGCCATTAAATCAATTGGCTCTTCAACTGTTCAAGGTTTCCCGATCATTCGTGACATATTAGGTGCAGCAGGATCAGCTATCACTGGTGATTCAACCACTAGCCGTGGTAGTGAGGTAGTAGCCTTGTCTATGACCTCTAAATTGTCTAAGACACTCGGTGATGCACTCTTCCGTCAAGGCAAAGTACACCCTACTGATGTTGGTAGAGGTGCTACAGAGGTGGTTAACCGCTTAGTGCCAGGTGGGTTCAGCGACACTCTAACAGATGGAGCTTGGACGATGGCCAAGTGGTTACTCACTGATACAGATGCAACTGTATTGGACTTAGCAACCGCTATTGCAATGGATAAGAAAATCCGTACTCGTGAAGAGCAGAAGAAACATGACGCCTTCGTTAAGAGACAAGAACACAAGAAATAATTGAATAGGGGGTTCGTAGTGAAGCGAATCCCCATTTTTATTTATAGAAAGGAGATTGCTATGGTAGGTAGCGAAAACACATTTATTCAGTTCAAGGGCGATGGTCATACCACTGTATTTGAGTATCCCTATGATTTCACAAATGCAGATGACCTAAAAGTCCTGTACGCCGATGCTGATGGAGTACTGCGGAATGTAACAACCAGTACAACCATTGAGGGGAATAAGGTGAAATACCCTCGTAGTGGCGACCCTATCCCTGTAGGTGGATTAATCATTGTGTATCGTGACACGGCGACAACGCAAACACTTGACCTTCCTGACAAGTATCCATATGACAACATCGAAAAGGCGTTGGATCATATCGTATACATCTTGCAGGAACATTCTAGGGAAATTGGAAAATCACTTCGTCTAGGCTTTGGTTCTAGCGATAAGGAGTTCATCTTGAATGATGGCCAAGTGGACTTTATCAAAGACTACAAGAAGTATCGTGATGAATTGGAATCATTGTTAAATGATACTCGCAACGAACACGCAGCAGCAGAATCTGCTAAAGGTATTGCCGAAAGTAACAGGGAACTAGCCGTCAATGCAATGCAAGTGGCTTCTGAAAAAGCTCAATTGGTAACTGGCAAGGTAGCTGATGCCGAAGCTCTATTTAATACCATCAACACCAAATTGGCTGATGCTGATAGTAAGGTAACTGGTGTTAACCAAGTGTTGGCAACCGCAGGGGTTCAAATGCAGTCCAAGTTGGATACTGTAAAAGGCATAGAAGCCCATGTAACTACATTGACTAACCAAGCTAGCACAAGCGCTACACAAGCAACGCAGATGGCTACAAAGGCTAGCGATGCCATTTCCACAGTATCTGCGTCTGTTAACAAGGCTAAGGAAATCCTTGATAATGTATCGTCCGTTAATGAGGTAGTGAAATCCAAAGCGACAGAAGCGGCCACTTCTGCACAGACTGCTACTAATCAGGCAGCGATTGCTAAGCGGTATGCTGACCAAGCACAAGGCGTAGCAGGTGGAGACTTCGCTACTCATGCAGAAGTAAATGCGATAAAGGGCGATGTTGCTAACATAAAAACACAAGTTGGCAATGATTTAACAAATCGGTTGGCCACCATTCAAGGAAGTATCAATGGCAAGGCTAATTCTACTGATGTATATAACAAGGCTACAGTTGACCAAAAAATCAGCCAAGTATCCACCTCGTTATCATCCAATGTCAGCACATTGCAATCCTCAATCAATGCAAAAGCGAATACGGCGGATGTATACAATAAATCTGCCGTTGATGCTAAGTTGCAATCCATTAATCTATCCACAGTGATACCAGTAGCAGCAGGTCAAGGTGGAACGCCAACCAGTGCAAATGGCAAGGTAGTGTTCAAAACTGTGACAAGCACAGATGCACCTGGCGATGGATATGTATTGGAATATGGCAATGATAGCTCCAATAAATCCCAACTATATATTGGCGATACCCCAAGTAAAGGTATTTATGTAGGTGGTTGGATTGGTGGGGCTAAAGAACAATACGAAAAACTCGCCACAGAGAGGTGGGCAAGAAATAATTTAGGCATGGATGCAGCGACACAATCTACTATGCAAGAGGTAATTGCCACCTATAAAAAACTCGAGCCGTTAACTAGAAGGGAATGGGGGGCATATGTTCAAGTTGATAGCCTTTACAGAAGTGGACATATTCATATCACACAATATGCGAATGGCAGAATGGAGTACAGAGTAAGGATGGAAAAAAGTATGTTCGACCAAAACAGCCGTGAAACTATTCATAACTTTGTTAAGCCGTTCGTAATGACAGATTATATGCATGTGACGATTGGGCCTCGTATGTCAAACGGAACAGGGAATATTGATTATTATGTTGTCACATCATTGACGACGACTGGCATCCGCTTGCGTTATACATCTGAATACGGAGCTCATGTTCCTGATTTTGATATGATTATTCTCGGCTATTGGAAATAAAAGAGGTGTACAAATGCTAGGAACACAAATTCAAAAAGATAAATTTGATGCTGAACTATATGCAAAATGTGCTGAATTCTGCAATGTGAATGGCTTTCAAATGGTGGAACACGATTCGTATTACGAGGTCGAAGAGACACCAGTTATCGAACAAACACTACAACAAAAGGCGGCAGAAATTAACTTGTATTACAACTCACGATTCGAGGTCATTAAATCAGCCATACTCGATAGACAAATGGCTGGCAAGCCTTATGCCGACTTACAGGAACAATACACGAAATTGGCTGCCGAACGCACTGCTAAGTTGAAAGAATTGAAAGGGGCTAAATAATATGTACGATATTCAATCTGATGTACCAGTGATGAAAATCTGTGAATACTGCTTTGCAGTCCTCAAAGAAGATGGCACTTGTCCAACAGAGGGCTGCATTCACGATGAAATGGAAGAATTGTTGAAGGATGATGAAGGTATAGTAGAATAATGCAACCACCTACAATAGAGTTTCTCACTTTTGCATTGACTGTAGTTACCTTAGTAGGCAGTTGGATATACTACTTTTCCAAAATCGGTGTCACCCTTGAATTAATCCAAAAGGAAATCAAGGAAATGTCCGATGAAATAAAGCAATCCAAGAATGACCGAGAACGAACCAAGATAGATGTGGCTCGTCTAGACGAAGGACTGCATACTGCTAAGACAAGACTTGATGTATTGGAAGCGAAGTGGGAAACATATAGAAAGTAATTATAGAGGGCCGTGTTATGCGGCCCTATTTTATTGGAGAAAGTATGAACCAAAAAATTATCAACATGATAAAGCAGTCATACAATTCTGTAAGAATCGCTAGAATCCACCCCAATGGAGTGATTGCCGTTCGCCTGTTAGTCATCGGAATAATCACTCCGATTCTATTGGTGATTGCCCAATATTTGATGGCGTTTATCAGTGGTGTGGTTGATGATAACCAATCTAAGATGATTGATACAGGCATCAAGATCATTGACCATATCTATGTTCCATCCGTATTGGCGGCAGTAACTGGGTTCTTAATGTTATGGCTAGATAAGGATTCAAATGGGATACCTGATAAATTGGAACAACAAACTGATATGTGTAAACCACCAATGATGTCAGAAAGGATGAAGGACGATGATAAAAGGATTTGATATATCAGCCTGGCAGGATAATGGCTATGGTGCGCCATATTTTAATGTCGACAGAATGAGACAGGCGAAAGAAGAAGGCAATGATTTTGTAATTATTAAGTTAGGGGAGAACTTCCGAGAGGACGAGTTCTTCCGTGAACACATAGTCGCTGCACTCACGGCAGGGCTAGAAGTAGGGGTATATTACTTTAGTCACTCCTATGATACTGATACGGCAGAGCAAGAAGCACAGTGGGTACATGACACCCTTAGCTCTTATGGCTATACAGATTGGCATTTGTCGGCAGGGATATGGTATGACTACGAGGAACACGAAGAACTTCGTAACCGCATCAATGAAGGTGCTTTAACGGCACAGGACATGACGAATTGTATTAGTGCATTTGTTAATGCGATGTGGAATCATGGTCGCCAAAACATTGGCGTATATGGTGGCTATTCACTTCTTTACGATGAAACATACCTCTATAGCCAATGTCCTAGCATCCCAGTGTGGTGCGCACAGTACGATAGCCAATGTGACTACCCTAATGTTGCGATTTGGCAATACACGGATGGCGGTCTAGTAGCTGACACCCAAGTTGACTGCAATATTAAATATTAGAGGTGAATTATGATTGAACGAATTAAAAGTAGAATAAAGGAGATTCAAAATGCAAAAGCGACACAAGTTACACTTCCTACTTTGTGGATTCCTATCCTTTGTATTTTTGTTGGGGTTCTCATTGGTGGCATCGGCGAACGAACCACTCACATCACAGAATCCATCTATCCAGTCAGAACAGAAAGTGGTACTACAGAAAACTACCTACGATCAGCTGAAAGCGAACAACGAAAAAGCCTTGAATATAATCAAAGCATCCAATCTAACATTGACAGAAGCGCAGAAATCAATAGTCGAGCAGCAGACACAATTAGACAGATTGAAGCAGGACAACACTTTACAAGCGAAAGAATTGGCCAAAGCAAAGCAGACCTCAATCGAGCAACAGGCTTCCTTGAAGAAAATCGAAGACTCTTTGAACAAATCGATAGAGCAGGTGAAGAAGGACAAAAAGAAAATGCAAAACCTGAAAGCACAACGGAATTTATTGGCAGTAGTGGCAGGGGGGTTACTGGTGGCGACGACCATAAAATAGAATAGACATAAAGTAGAGCCTACTGATTAATTTCGGTAGGCTTTATTTTTTTGTAGATATGGATTAGTTACTCTATCGTTACTCTACTATATAAATAAAAAAATAGAGAACACCGCAATATAACGGCATTCTCTATACATGCATCGTCTACTTGGAATACAAGTGAGTATATTTTATAAACCCATGAATATAGGCGTCTCTAGTGGTTTCTCAAATGATAATTCGCTTAAAAACACCTAAGAATGAGTTCGTTACTCTACTGTTACACCACCGATTCTTAACTTGTACATATCGTTTATATCATCGCCATATGGCAATAGATTCACCGCATCAATTAATTGGGAGATGGATTTATGTGTATAAACTTTTTCTGTTGTGCTTTTACCACGGCTATGACCTACAATAGTCTTAATGATTGTCGATGGAATCCCTAAGTTATCGCACATGGTGATAAATGTATGCCTGGTATCATGTGGGGCGTGCTTTATACCATACCTTTTTGAAACTCTTCTAGCAAGAGTTGTATAAGATGATTTGGTTGATTTGTACCATAACATTCCGTCAGCTCTTCCATTTATGAAATCTTCAACAAAAGGCAATATGCAATCAGCAATAGGTATAACTCTATTCTTACCTGCTGCAGTCTTAACACCACCAACCATATATCTTTGTGATAAATGCACATCACTGATCGGCATCAATACCAATTCAATTGGTCTCATTCCAGTGTAAATATATGTAAGGGTTAACTTGACATCAACATCATCTGTATGTTGCCATAACATTTTAATCTCGTCAGCGGTATATGGCTTATGTATTTGCTCCGTATCGTCAGGTCTGATAATTAGTTGAGTTGCATAATTCCTCTGCACCGCATCATGGATAAGGGCTACATTATATAAAGCAGTCATCTTGGATTTTATGTTTTTTAAAGTATTAACCTTAAGACTGCTATTGTTATCTATTATCTGTTGTAGATGAGGCGTTCTAAGCTGCGACAGTGGCTTATCCATCAATGGTGCTAAGTACTTTTTACACATAGCAAAAGTGCTATCTATTTTAACGCCACGGCGTTCCTTATCCTCTAATAGCCAACCCCATGCGGTCTCAAATGTTGTGGTTTCAGTCTCGTATTCATCAGGGGTAATGATATATTTGTCTAACGCCTGATATGCCTGTTGGGCGGTAGCAAAGTAGCCGATATTTTTCCTGATTGCCTTGCCGTCATCAGTCCAACCAATGACTGCTACGGCACGATATGGCTTCCTAAGAGGCTTGTTTTTCACTTTGAATACTGACCCAGTACCATTGGCCCTCTTCATTGCCATATTATCATCTCCTTAGACAATAATAGCCCTCTATTCTAATAGCTAGAGTAGGGGGCTAAATTTTATATCTTAATTCAATTGAAGAAAACTACATATATTTATCGCCCTCTTGTTACAAATGTGAATATAAGAGAACAAATGATAAATAATAGGCTGGCCATACCACCTGATATTCCTGTTCGTACCATCTGAGGAATAGAGGATGGAATAAACAAAAGCGACAACACAACTGTTGCGATGCAGAATGCGATGAATAAACCTTTGCTTTCTTTGATAAATACAAGATTCGCAAGTGCGGAAATATATCCGAATACACAAGCTATTGTATTAGAGCCGAAAATATAACTGATGATAGATATAATGCTAGCCACGATAGCAATTAAAATAAGCATAACCTTTTCCCTCACAACACATGACAATAAAAGTTAATTTCTGACACATCAATATCATTCTCTACGGCGTGGGTCATCTTTTCAATTAACCCTACTTGTAAATCACTAAAGAAGTCATCATTTACAATGTGTGCCAGTTCGTGAAAAACCCCTTTAATTTGCTTGTCCTTTGGTTTATTGATGTTAATCAGTATCGTATATGTACCATCGTCATTACAGTGGACAACTGCCGTTTGTGACGGCCGTAGCTCTGCATATACGAGATTGACATTCATACAACCACTCTCTTTCCATCTTGTTTCACAACAATATGTTATTCTTTTCCCTTTAACCTATTCACGAGATCCACAACATAATCTATATCCTCTTTAGTCATATCCTTGGTGGCGTCAAATAAGAGACGCATTTTCGGATTCGTCCGAAGTTGCTCGGCGTATTCGTTGACGGTTGGGTCTGTGTAATAGCCAGTATTGGCATCCTCTTCTAGGAAATACGATTTGCCAACATGGAAATAATCGGATAGTTTTTGTATAACACCCATCCGAGGGATAGCCTTACACAATATCCATTTTCCAACAGTGCTTTCACTAACGCCTAATATTTTTGACAGTTCAACCTGGTTGATATTGTTCTCCTGCATGACACCAACCAACCTTTGGCTAAAGAGTCTTTTCATCTTATCGTTGGTAGCCATAATGCACCTCTATATATTAATATAACCTGTCTCTTATACACATCTGACGCTGCCGACGATACTCCTTGTGTAGA